TGTAGTAACCATATATACACAACTATTTTAAACTTATACTACGAATAGCTCCGGAGTGGATAGATTTTACGCCTCTCCAAGGCGGTTGGAACTTATTCTGAAAAGTCCCACTCATCGCCTACAGCAGAAACAAATGCATCTTCGTCTGTAATCTCATCGATTACATCGGGCTCACGTCCAAGATATCTAATCTCGAAATGTTTAAGCCTGTCTTCATAAGATTCAGTTAACATTTTGCAAGAATCTGTCATCCCACATTTAAATGCAACTTCCTTCATTTGCTTTCTACGCAATTCGTAGACTTCTTTGCCGTGTTGCCACCATTCACGCAAAGCACCATCAATGTTTCCGGCAGATTGATCTTCCAAAGATACAACGCTGGATTCAAGGACGGCGTGGAGACTTTTGAAGATAGATTCTTCAGACAAAGCTCCATGAATCATACCAGTATCCGCATTGAACTTATTCTCGCGCTTCAAAAAATCAGCTTCGAGATCATTCATATATGGAGTTGGTTCAGATTCTTTATCCGGCATGGTGAAAACCATGTCACGTTCCCTAAGAAATTTGGCATATGATATATGATTAAACCAGTCATAGCCTTCCTTTACGGAACCCTTAACATCATCACCGTAAGTCATAATAGCACAAATCTCACGAAAAGGCTTTGGCTTACCAAGGTGTGATGGCCAGAGGTGGAAATACGCACATCTTAATTGCAAGGAGTTGACAATACAGTTAATGTAAACAGTCAAATTTTGTCCAGAAGGATTGGATCCCTTATGGATAATAATGTCTCCATTGTAAGCTACACAGGAATATGCGATTTCAGTCGCAATACCACGCATGATAATTAAATCATCCTTAGTGTATCTCCCGCACTTTTCTGCAATCTCAATTAGAGCAGCAAAAGCAGCGTTAATAAGTTGTGCAGGCATACGAAGATCATATTTACTATAATCTCCTGCCAAAATACGATCTACTCCGTGTTTCTTCATGTGATTTGCCAACTGATCCCATTCAGGACCTTGCGCATTCACTCCTACTGCACACTCAGAATCAAGTGGAAATACTGATAAAATACGGGCAAGAGGTAGAAAGAATTTACGAACCATCAATTGAGTGGCCCAATCTGCAGCTTGAAAAATTCTAACCTTGTCTTTAGTTAACTTGGTAGGTTCATCCTTGGCACATGCTTTGAAAATAGAATAGCAACGCTTACCCGAAGTAAAATCTGTTCCATCTTTCTCATTTCATCAACAATCATAGGATGAGCTTCAGCTGGACATTGGAAATCCGGATAATTCAACGGATCCAATAGTTTAATCATTTCTCGCTTAGGTCCAGACAATGGATAGCCTTTGGAAGTTCCTTTTGGCATAGCATCAATAAAACGCTTACCATCTTTACCACACAAAGCTTCCATGTCAGTCATAGGAGCAAGCTCTGATAAAACCCACAATTTGAATTTGTCAAGCTTGAAAACAGAAATAAGACCGTCAACATAGTCCTTATATGCTGCTTCAACGAGACTACCTTCAATCCCTGCACTGGGATTGGCTGAATGAGCTAGAGATGCTTGCCACATTCTAGTTCTGTGGAATTTAGGAGCGCCATATTGGTTCTCAACTCCAGTAACTTCTGCAACGGTATCAGAGATGGGAGTTTTCCTCACTTTACTCTTAGTATAGGTAACTCTCCTGCCATCTTGTCCCAAGTATTCGACATTACTGCCGACTGGTAAATAATTAACAGGTGATTTCTCATGTATATCTTGAGTAACTAAAACTTGTTTTTCATAACGAGTTGTAGGAAAATCTCCATTCACCGTAGATGGAAAAGCACCTTTCCATTTCTTATGTGCTTCATCCCAAACATCCTGAATCTCTTTTTGAGTAACTGTTAAAGCTTTTCCTCTGGGAGAATCTGGAATACCACGCAAGTGAACACCTCCTATGCATTTTCGCGCAAAATTGGCAACTACAACACCCATGCATAATCCTGTAAAAGTGTCGTAAGGCAACTCATAATCAAAACCTGCACCGCCGGACTTAGAATCCTTAGTATAAATAATACGAATAGGATCTGATCTCATGGAACCGTCACCATTCTTATATAGAAAGTGACCAGAACCAGAAGCTGTGATTTTGTCTGGAAACAAGTGGCGAATGTCAGCAAATACACCACCAGAAGCGATGTTAACTAAACACAAATCCTTTCCTGGGATAGGAATCATATAATTGGTGCTGACTATTGCCTTAAATGTTGAATTTAATTCAGATGGATCTTTACGTGTTAATAGTGCTCTCATGTCTTTACGATTTTTGAACACATGCAAAGGCATCATGAATATATTGCCTCCAAGAGCTAGAACATCACATTTCTGTTGGAATCCATTTTCAACAAATACTCCATGGCATAAATTGGCTTCCACTTTGCTCAATATTTGATCAAACGTCATAGTAGCAGATTTGTCAGTAACGTGAAGTTCAGCTGCAACAGCAGTTGCCCAAGGATTTACCTCAGCATCTCTCTTCTCAATCTCCTCTATATTATCAGGAACAAGAGCAGATTGGTGTAGAGCAACAGCAGTACGGAAAATACCAGTGAATTTGTAAATAACCCCAGCAATAGCACACATGCTAATAAATGCTTTAGTTTTACTTTCTCTGATAGATCTGAACACATCAATTGTAGCGTCTCTACGAGACAACAATTCATTCATACGATCATTTCTCCATTTAGCCAACAATCCACCATACATCAATGCATGAGAACCCAAAACGATTCCTCCACACATGAGTGAATTTGTTTGCTCAAACATGGTACAAGCTGTCAAAGTCGACAACATGGAAAAACCAACTCCTCTTCTGGCCTTTTTCTCAAAAGTTAGAAATCTGCGAGCGTTACAAAGCATGTAAGCCCCTGAAACTAATCTATTAGTAAATAACCAGGTCGGAAATTTTCCAACAAAATTGGAAACACGCGCGCCCATGGATTCGAATTGATCCTTAATAAAATCGAAGGATTCTTCCAAAGATGCTTGTTGTTCACCTTCCTCATCAGATAATAATTCCAAATCATCATTGTCTACACCTCCCACGATATCTCTTGCTGCTAAACAAAAATCTAGTTCTCTAATAGCCTCACATTCACATAGATTATGAGCTAAATTACACTCTGGACAATATTTACGAGAAGCAACAAGACCTTCACCCTTCTTAATCAATTGTCGTTGATTTTCAAAATGTTTCTTACACTTAGTAGTTAAAAAACGCAGGGTCTGATCGATGGTTCGAGGCTTGTTTTCCGTGACACCATCAATGTGACGTAAATGAGAGTTGTCCCCACCATTTTTCTTCTCCAAGGGTGTGTAAATATGTAAATCCCAAATATCATTTACTAAGGAATCTCCAGGGAAAGCTTCAAGAGCTTTTGCACTATCAAGACGACCGTCTTGAAGGGCAAATTCTTTCTTGACTTCAACTTCCAAATGAACATCGGCACGACGAACAATGGAATATGGACAAATAGATCCAACATTCGCATGGTGTGCCAAAGGAGCGTTTGAGGTAATTACAAATACACGAGGTCTAATTTCAATCTTTCCTTTCTCATGAAGATCAGCCTTATTTGCGTAAGTGATCATGTTGTTATTGATATCAATAATACGTTCTGTTGGGGCTTTATCCAAAAAATCAGATTTGGTATTGCCGAGATCGTCAAAAAAGATACCTGTAGTATGTCCCTTTAACGTGGAATCAAATTTATAAGATTCTTTAATAATAGCAGTATTTTTGGTATCAGGATCAACACCTGAGGCTGCCAAACAATCAGCCATAACAACTTGAGCAATAGTGGTCTTACCGCGTCCTGAATCTCCCCATACATAAACAGTAAAGGGAGCAAAGCGCATAGATCCATCAATTCGTTTAGCTTGATAAGCTGCACGGTTCTTACGAAGAACATCAATGCGTTTTTCAAGATAACCTTGTTGCCAAGTACCTCTAGCAGATTTAAAAAGTCTTTCTGCTAACTCCAAAGCTTCATCCAAAAGTTGACTATATTCAATGTCATTAATTGTCTTAAGCTCCCCTTTGATAGTAACTTTCTTTTCATGAAGATTAAAAACCATAGCATGTTCATGCAATTCCAATAATGGAAAATACAAATCATCTAAATTTCTACCATCATTATTAGAAAACAAGAAAGGACTAAAAGATCTTTGTTTGAAACATTCATAACCGCCTTCAATAAAGTATACAACAGTGTCGAGAACTGCGCCTACTAAATCGATAGCGGTACTATGTTTCGAAATAGTGCCAACTCTAAAAAGATCTATACCCTGTACTGACCACTTTAAATTAGTGACAGAACACAATCCAACAGATGCTGCAACTGAAATAAGCGCAGAAATCTTTCCAAAAATAGGTGCATTACGAATAGTATCCCAATTTTCCCTTAAATCGGGAATTTTGCTTAACCATTCAACACCAGTTGGCATCTTTTCCCCAGAAACTGCTGCTTGCTGTTCAAAAATATTATATCCAAACAAATCCTTACACCATTTGATAGTATCTTCTTGAGCTAAAATTTGCTCACAAAGACTACCAGTTGTCATAGCTCTCAATGACAAAACAATTTGAGCTGCAACTTGCGCAGGAGTTTTCAAAGCAGGTAAAGTGATAGCTAATGCACCAACAACTTCCAAAACTTCCATAATTTTGGATGTGTGAGCTCCAGCATTCAATGACAAAAATGTATCCTTGGCTAAATCAATGATGCTAGCGGGGTACAGCTTTTCAACTAGGGACTGGTGAACGTAATCAATTTGAGGTTGTGAAAGAGGACTCTTTTTAAGAGCACTCTTTGGCACATTGCTTTGATTTCCGCCCTTCCTCATATCCTTCAACTTCTCCTGTCTACGAGCTCGCTTGTTTTTAGCAAATTTAGCACGGCAAGCTTGTTTAGAATTAAAAGTTTCGGACTGAGGAACAAAAGGACTCCCACCTAAAATAAGGGAATCCTTAACCCAGAAGAAGTGTCTTGGGACACCATCAACTGAGGTGATAGTAGAGTAATATTTCTCCGCAGAGCTAACGTAAACCTCTCTATTATTATTTACGTTACTTTTACACGCGACAGAAGTTCCTTGGCTTGACATTTTCATAAAAATTAAAAACGACAAGCACAGAGGAACCAATTCGCGAGAGGCC